ATGAATAACTGCGCGGCTAAGACTAATGACAGCTCATGGCGCATCGTTAAACGTAAGAGCGCAGGCGATGTGTCTGCGCCGATCTCTCTCGCTATGGTCGTGTCGATGCTATTAAAACCACAACAGGTAGCGGCGATTTACACGGAATAATCTACATGTAGTGTATAATTGCCCTCTATGGGTCTATTCACGCGTAAGCCAGAAGTCATTCAAGCGCAAGAAGCTCCAAGAGTCATGTCTGACTCTTATCTTTCTTTCGGTAGTTACTATCCGATTCTAGTAACGCGCCAACAGGCCCTCCAAGTACCATCGATCAAACGATGCCGTGACTTGATTTGTGGCACTATTGCATCGATCCCTTTAGAGTATTACAAAAAATCAACTGGCGAGCATATTGCAGCTCCTCGATGGGTTGAACAGCCATCAAAGTCCCAGCCTCGATTTGAGACAATGTATTTTACCCTTGACAGCCTCCTCATGTATGGCGTCGCGTATTGGCAGATTACCGAGACCTATCTTGAGGATCAGCGAATGGCTAATGCGGAATGGGTAGCAAATAGCCGCGTAACTTTCGTCACCGATTCAACTAACAGTTACGTCACTCAGTATTACCTCGATGGAAAGCCAATGCCGATGTCCGGCCTTGGGTCTCTTATTACATTCCAAAAAGATGAAGGCATTCTCGCAGTAGGTGGTAATACAATTAAAGCAGCGTTGGACGCGCAGAATGCAGCTAGTGTTGCACTTGCAACTCCTAGCCCATCGGGATACCTAAAAAATACAGGTGCGGATCTTCCGCCTGCTGAAGTTCAAGGCTTACTTGCAGCTTGGAAGTCTGCTCGTCAAAATCGTTCAACAGCGTATCTAACTTCAACTCTTAACTATGAGACAGTTGGATTCAGTCCTAAAGACATGGGCTACACGGACGCGATCCAAAATCTTGCCACGGAATGCGCCAGACTTTGCTCGGTCGATCCGTATTACGTCAGCGCGTCTATGAACACCACAATGACTTATGCGAACGTACAGGATGAAAGAAAGCAGATGGTTGCATTCACTTTGCAGCCTTATGTCTCAGCGATTGAATCACGTCTATCAATGGATGACATCTCTACCGCTGGTCATTATGTCAAGTTTGCCCTCGATGACACATTCTTAAGAACAGAGCCAATGGAACGCCTAATGGTTCTTGAAAAGATGTTAAGTCTTGGCCTAATTACAACTGAACAAGCAATGCAAATGGAAGACCTCTCACCTAACGGGAATGGTAGCTAATGGAAACCTTGTATTTAGAAGCATCATCAATCGAATGCTCAGAAGAGCGTCGCGAAATTTCAGGCAAGATTGTGCCAATGGGAACAGGCGAGATCGGCCACACCAATCTTGGCGCATACACTTTCGCTGCCAATTCGATTGAAATTACTGATCCATCAAAGATCAAGTTGCTATCTCAACACGATCTCAAGAAGCCTATTGGTCGAATGACAGCCGCTGATGTTCGTGAAGATGGCATTTATGCGACATTTAAGTTAAGCCGTTCATCTGGTGGCAATGACGCACTCATCATGGCTCAAGAAGGTCTAGTCACAGGCCTAAGCATCGGTGCGGAGATTATCGCATCAAAGCCGTCTAAGGATGGTCACACAGTCGTATCGTCGGCAAGGCTCAAAGAAGTTTCTCTAGTCACAGTTCCTGCATTTGCATCGAGCGAAGTTCTAGAGATCGCAGCTGAGGAAGTCATCCCAGCTGAAGAAACCCCACAAACAGAAAGCGAGACAGTCGTGGAAGACACAACAGTCGAAGCAACACCGGTAGAAGCTGCGGCTGTGGAAGCTGCTCGCCCTACAGTAACAGCGATGGCATATACATCACCGCGCATCAACCTCAACATCACAGCCGGCGAATACGCCAAGGCACAACTTAACGCATCACGCGGCGACGCAGATGCACGCGAACTAGTAGCAGCCCTTCAGGTTGCAACAGTTGCAGAGAACACAGGAATGGTTCCACCTACATACCTCAAGGATGTAATTGGTATCATCGACTCATCACGTCCATTCATTGATTCAATAGAGCGCGCAGCTCTCCCAGCATCAGGCATGAAGATTTTCACACCTAAGCTTGGCACACAGGCTGCAGTTGCTTTGACTGCAGAAGGTGCAGAATTTGGATCAGTTGACACAACAGTTACCTTCCAAGAAGATGACGTAGTTAAGTTCGCTGGCGCTGGCAAGCTAGACCTCGAACTTGTTGACCGCTCAGACCCATCTTTCCTTGATCTCTATCTACGCGAGTTGGCTGCATCATACGCACAGAAGACAGATGCGTATGCAGCAACAAAGGCAGCTGACGGATCAGCAGATTCATCTTCAACAACAATCTACAAGGCTATTGCTAAGTCAATCTCTGACTCATTTGGAGTAATGCGCCAGACACCTAACAACCTTTTGGTTGCTACTTCAGGTGGAAACGATGGCGTTGACTTTGCCGGACTTCTTGGTGAAGTTGATACAACTGGCCGCCCACTCTATGCAGCAGCAGCTTCACAGAATGCAAACGGTCTTATCACACAAGGATCAACAAACGGCACAGTTGCAGGACTCAACCTTGTAGTTGACCCTAACTACACAGGTGGAACAGCTGGCGTAAAGGTCGGCCTTGTTTACCCAACAATGGCAATGCGATTCCATGAAAGCGGAACACTCCAGATCCGTACAAACGTTGTCGCTAACGGACAGCTTGAGATTGGTATCTACGGATACGTTGCAGTAGTTAACCGCTATCCAACAGCATTCCGCGCAGTACAAGTTGCTTAATAAGTAACACCCTAAGTCGCTCGGAGGGTAGTGCCCTTCTACCCTCCGAGTCTTTAGAAAGGATAAGAGCATGGCATTGACAACAGTTGCAGAGCTTCGCACCGCCCTTGGCGTTGGCACTCTCTATACTGATGCAGTCTTGCAGCAAGTCTGCGACGCCGCAGACAACGTACTCTTGCCCTTTCTATGGAAGAACCAGCAATACATTGTTGCTCATGGCAATGAAGGCACAGTAGGCACTCTTTATTTTGATCAGCCTATCTCAAATGTCTTTTATGTCGGTCAGTCAGTAGTCATCTCAGGCGCAGGCACAAAATACAACGGCACTAAGACAATCACGGCTGTAGGCGAGTATTCATTCAGTATTACAACCAATCACACTAGCGACAACCCTTATCACACAGTTGAGCCCTACGGCATCGCAGCAGCTGAGACTTACACAGATTACTCAACGATTCCGGCAATTCAAGAAGCGTCTCTCATGATCTCGATTGACATCTGGCAAAGCCGTCAAGCTCCATCAAGCGGCGGCGTGACTATCGATGGCTATCAGCCAAGCCCCTACCGCATGGGAAACACTTTACTGGCTCGTGTCCGTGGCTTGCTTGCCCCGTATCTTGATCCGAGATCGATGGTGGGCTAATGGCCGCCATTTCAACACTCCGCGCAGGTATCGCAGCAGCTCTCACAGATAATACAAAGTATTCAGTTTTCTCGTTTCCGCCTGCAACACCTATTGCTAACAGCGTGATAATCGCTCCTAGCGATCCTTACATTTCGCCCTCTAATGGCTGGCACGCAACTATCTCGCCGATGGCGAACTTTACTATTTCCGTCATGGTTCCATTGCTTGACAATGAGGGTAACCTAAACGGAATTGAGGACAACATCGTTCGAGTCTTTAACTTGCTCGCTGCGTCTTCATACACCTACAACGTCACAGAGGTATCGGCTCCAGCCGTACTCAGTGCCGTCTCTGGTGATCTACTAACCTGTAATATCAATATCTCAGTCCTAACGAGTTGGAGCTAAAATGTCCGAGTGGGAAAAAGAGCAAGAAGCCTTCCTGATCAAGATCGGGCAGGTAGCACCATCAACACCAAAGCCAGTAACTACTAAGAAGGAAGAGGAATAATCTCATGGCTGTATTTCTAAACAACAAGGTCGGCGTGAAGATTAATTCAGTCGATCTTTCAGACCACGTTACAGCAGTAACGCTTAACCGCACTTTCGACGAGCTCGAAGTGACAGCAATGGGCGATGGCGGACACAAGTTCGTTAAAGGCCTTGAGGCATCATCAGTCACAATCGATTTCCTAAATGACACAGCTACATCTAACGTCCTACAGACCTTGCAAGCTGCATGGGGAACAAACGTCACAGTAGTCCTACTTCAGGAAAAGGGAACCGCAGTATCTGCGACGAACCCTCTCTACACAATGACATGCCTTATCAATGGCACTACAGACATCAACGGCGCAGTTGCTGATCTCGCAGTCCAGAGCCTGACATTTAACGTCTCAGGCACTACAGTAGTCGCTACTACAGGCACATTCTAAGAAACTAAACAAAGGGGCACAGCATGGCAAAGTTAATAGTCAAAATGGCAGACGATAGCGTGACGGAAATTGAAATTACCCCACGCCTTGAATACGCCTTTGAATTGTATGCAAAGATGGGCTTCCATAAAGCCTTTAGGGATCTTGAGCGTCAGTCAGATGTCTATTGGCTTGCATGGGAAGGCCTTCGACTAAGTGGAGTCACAGTCAAGCCATTCGGCGCAGACTTTCTCGATACCTTAAAGAGTGTCGAGGTTGCAGAGTCTGACCCTTTGGCTTAATCGGACGGGATAGCATCCACTATCTCATTGCTCGCTTAAGCATTGAGACGGCTATCCCTCCACAAGATTTAATTGATCTAGATTCATCAATGCTTCAGATGCTACTTAAGGCGCTGAAGGATAGAGCAAAGGAGCAGGCAGATGCCTACAGAGCTAAGAGGCGCTAGCCAACTCCGCAAATCCCTAAAACAATTTGCGCCTGATCTTGATAAAGAGACACGCGAAGAGATGGTTGGCTTCTTAAAGCCTCTAATCAAAAAGGCCAGAGGTTTTATGCCTTCAAATGGTCAAATGCCATCTGGCTTTGTTAAGCATGAAGTTAAGACTGCAACCTTTCCGATGTATGATGCAGGCGAAGCACGTCGAGGTGTAGGTTACAAATTGACTCCTACTAAGCCTAATAGCCAAGGCTGGGTGCAGACTGTATCGATCCACAATAAAACAGCCGCGGGTGCAATCTTTGAAACTGCTGGCCGTAAGTCTGGAGTAGGTGGCAACTTTACTCCGCGCTTACAAGGAGGACTAGTCGGCGTCGGCAAGATGGCAGGCCGCGCCATGTTTAAGGCTTATAAAGAAGATGAAGGTAAAGCCAAGGCTGGAGTAATCAAGGCCTTGGAAAAGGCCGCTGCTAAGTTTAACGCGAGAGGTAACATGTAATGGCTGAGTTACGCATACCGATTATCGGTGAGTTCAAAGGCCAGAAGGCTTTCAAGCAGGCCGCCTCAGCTACTTCTTCACTTGAAAAAGGTGTAAAAAAACTAGGCGGCGTACTGACTGCTACCTTTGGCGCACAACAACTTCTTAAATTTGGTAAAGATGCCGTCAAGGCATTTATGGAAGATGAGAAAGCCGCCTCTCGTTTAGCAATATCTGTCAAGAATTTAGGCCTAGCCTTTGAGACTCCACGCATTGAAGAATTTATTAGCAAGTTATCTAAGAGTGCTGGCGTAAGCGATGATCAACTGCGACCAGCAATGCAGAAGTTATTGCAGACAACTGGGTCGGTAAGCAAGTCAACAGAGCTACTCACGCAAGCCCTAGACATAAGTAGAGGCAGCGGTGTTGATTATGAAACTGTCGTCAACGACCTCTCTGCGGCTTATGTCGGAAACACTAAAGGGTTAAAAAAATACGGTTTAGGATTGACTAATGCCGAACTAAAGACCATGAGTTTTGCAGAAGTTCAAGAAAAACTATCTACTCAATTTACAGGCGCAAACTCTGCCTACCTTGAAACTTATGCTGGCAAGATGGACATACTTGCAACAGCCGCTGGCGAAGCCAAGGAAACAATCGGTAAAGGTCTAGTTGATGCACTGAGCCTTTTGGCAGGCGATGGAAACACTATTCAACCCCTAGCCGATTCGATGGCAGACCTTTCACAATACATTGCAGATGTAACCGTAGGCACAGCGAAGATGATTGCAGCTTTGAAAAACATCCCCGGCGTAGGTGCAGCATCTGGCGCAAGTGACAATGTAGTAGTAAAGGGTTTTAAGCAATGGTTAAGGAGCCTTAACCCTCTAGCGGCTGGAAAAGATTTTCTAGATTTTCTGGCCAATGAAGGTTCTACTACTGCTGGCATGGGCGGTTATCCTAGCTCGGCACTCGGTGGAGTTTTTATTGATCCTAATGAAGCAGCTCGTAAAAAGGCAGAAGAAGAAGCAGCCAAGCGAGCTAAAGAACTAGCAGCTCTACAAGCCAAAGCATTAAGAGCGCAGACAAAGGCTAACGCACTTCTGAAGGCTTCTAAGACTCTCGATCTAGACAGAATTGGAATGACTGCTGCCCTGAGAGGCAAGATCAGTGAAACCGATCGCCTGTCCCTAAATCTACAATTAGCCTTGCTCGATAAGAATGAGCAAGCGGCTACTAAACTATCTGATCAATTAACAGAAGCTGTCAAACGCCAGAACCTTCTCAATGCCGCTTTGATAGCAACTCCAGAAGCACCTAACCCTTATCGCAATTGGCAAGTGCCTAAAGACTTAATCTCTTACACAGCAGCGTCTTTAGGAGTTTCAGCAGGTTCATTAGGCTCAGGTCCTGTTGCCCCATCTGCTACTTTTTCAGACGCACAAATGGAGTTAATGTCTGCAATTAACTCATTCCAGAAAGCAGATGCACAAGCTATTAACATTGAGGTCTATCTTGATGGCGATGCAGTCGGCGGCGCAGTAAGAGAGTCATCTATCAATGCATCATTATCAGGATCATTTAACACAGTTAATCGATATGGACGCTTTGGTTTAAGTGGTACGCAGTGAGTCTTCCAGCAACCATCTCGGTATCCTTCGACTTTAGCCAAGGGGCAACTTTCGGGCTAGGTTTCGTCATAGGCGATTCTGTTAACGGCATTATTGGCACTAGTCAATTTGGCGATTCGCCTGTGGCTAGTCCAACGATTGATCTTAGTTCGCAGACTAGAAAGATTACTATCAAACGTGGTCGCAATATCATGCGAGACACCTATGAAGCTGGAACCTGCACAGTTCGGGTAATTGATCAAGACGGATCGTTCAATCCACAAAATCCAGCAAGTCCTTATTTTGGCTATTTGACTCCACTTCGCAAACTTCGCGTAGCAGCTACTACGGCGACGGCTCAATCTTTTCTATTTTCTGGTTATGTGACGGACTATAAATACACCTACCCACAAGGACAAGAATTAGGATATGTCGATATTACCTGCTCGGACGCATTTCGCCTGTTTGCAATGGCTAATGTAGCAACAGTGATTGATGCAACGGCTGGACAGACTACTGGCACACGCATTGATAAGATCCTTGACCAAGTTGACTTCCCGTCATCAATGAGAATTATTGACACAGGATCGACAACAGTCCAAGCCGATCCAGCTACTACTCGGACATCTTTACAAGCTATCCAAGTGGCCGAATTTACAGAACAAGGCGCGTTCTTCGTTCGAGCCGATGGGGAAGTAGAATTTAAAGATCGATCTGATGTCGTGAATTCTTTAGCACCGGCACCTATTGAATTTAATCAAACCACAGGCATCCCGTATTCAGACCTTAAATACGCTTTTGATGACAAGCTAATCATCAACAATGCAACGATGACCAGAGTTGGGGGTACTACTGTCTCATCCAGTGATGCTGACTCAATCGCTAAGTATTTCCCTCACGGCATGAACGTCGAAAACCTCATAGCGCAGACAGACGCGCAGGTTCAGGACATCGCTGACATTTATGTAGCAACCCGTAGAGAAACCACGATCCGCATTGATGCCATGACTGTTGATCTCCTTGATGCAAATGTTCCAACCGACACAATGATCGGTCTAGATTACTTTGACAATCTAAAGATCACTAACGTCCAGCCAGACGGCTCGACAATCGTGAAGACGTTGCAGGCTCAAGGCTTGGCGTGGGATATAACACCGAACTCTATGAAGTGCACGGTCACGACGCTTGAGCCGATTGTGGAAGGATTCATCATAGGATCAAGCACTTACGGTATAATCGGACAATCCATATTGGGATACTAGGAGAAAACAATGGCAGCAGGTCTCGGATATAAAGAGTTTACGACGGGCGATGTCTTAACCGCCGCAGACGCTAACGGCTATCTAGCCTCACAAGTCGTCATGGTCTTCGCCAGCGCGGCAGCTCGCACGTCAGGCATCGCCTCACCTCAAGAAGGCATGATCTCCTTTCTCAAGGATACTAACTCAACCGAGTATTACTCAGGTTCGGCTTGGGTGCCTATCGCAGGCGCAGCTTCTAGCCCTGCCCTAGTCCTTACAGGCTCAGCAGACTTTACGACATCAAGCGCAATCAATATCAATAACTGCTTCTCAGCTACCTATCTGAACTATCTAGTTTTGATCAACATTAATGATGTTTCTGCTACCGATAGCGATTTAACAGCGCGCTTAAGAGTAAGCGGCGCAGATGATTCGTCTGCAAACTACTTTAGAAACACGCTGTTCCAGAATGGATCGTCTGTGGCAGGCCTACGCGTCAACAGCGCGACTAGCTGGGATATGGGCAACTTAGCGTCATCTAAAGAGACACAGGGAGCGCAACAAATTACTATCTTTGATCCCTTTGAAGCAATTACTACTAAAGCATTGAGCCATTCCAACCGATGGAACTCATCTGATAATAATCAAGCAATGGCCGCAATGGAACATCGAGTGTCTTCGTCATTTACTGGGATTACTTTCTATCCAAGCTCTGGCACAATTTCAGGCAAGATCCGCATCTACGGTTACACACTCAGCTAGGAGACATACAATGGCAACAGCAACAGAAGTCTTTGCAGACGAGAACCGCACAGTCGAGCGCGAGATGACAGCCGAAGAAGTAGCTGCTATTGCAGCAGATCACAAAGCGGCGTTAGATGCGAAGGCAGCAGAAAAGGCAGCAGCTGAAGAAAAGGCAATTGCTAAGGCTGCTTTACTTGAGCGTCTAGGCATTACAGCCGAAGAAGCAGCACTCCTACTTGGATGAAGCCTAAACTCTCGAAATCTGCAATCCAATTAAGAGAGCAGATAGATGATGCATTCCCCGATAGAGATCGAACTTCGGACGGCTGGATCGGCGACACTCGACACGCTGCACGCAAGTCTGATCATAATCCAGATGGCCAAGGATGGGTTCGTGCCATCGATGTTGACCGCGACCTTAACGGCAAAGGCCGAAAGCCCGATCTCATGCCTGACTTGGTCGATCAGATTCGACTCGCTGCAAAGTCTGGCGATAAAAGAATTAGTTACATCATCTTTGACGGAAAGCTCGCATCATCTAAAAAGGCTTGGGCTTGGCGTCCTTATGATGGGATCAATAAGCATACTCATCACGCGCACGTCAGCTTTACTATCAAGGGCGATGAAGACTCTAGTTGGTTCAATATCCCGATGATAGGTGGAAAATAAATGAACATGAAGCATCCAGCAGTTATGTCCATTGGCGCATTCTTGGCCGTATGGGGAACTACATCAAACTTCTCTCTGGACTATCGCGCCATCCTTGGCTCGATTGTTGCTGGAGTGTTCGGATACGCGAGCCCTAAGAAGTGAACCAGACCGACTTCTTTACTCTTTACTTTGCAAGCCTTGCAGTAATAGGCGGCCTTTCAGGATTCGTCATTACTCACTTGCTCTCTGAAATCAAAAGACTTCATGCGCGTGTCGATGAGATTTATAACATCCTTCTTGAGCGATAATTTTTGACATGGCAAAGAAGAAAGTCATCGATCTCGATACTTACTCACAGCTCGATCAATACGCTATCTGCATGCATGAGTTCTATAAGAGTCTCAGGCGAGCAGGTTTTGCCGTTGATCTATGTCTGGCGATTATCACAGACGTCGATGCTTACCCTGATTGGATTCTGCCATCGATCCCCGACCGAGTGGATCGCCTACCCTATGAGGACGACGACGAGGATTAAATGAAGCGCATCGTGATCGTGTCAGACCTGCAAGTCCCGTTTCATGATCGAGTAGCAGTAAAGAATGTAGCAAGTTTCATATCAAAGTTTAAGCCGCACGAGGTCGTCACGATTGGCGACGAGATTGATTTTAATACGATTAGCAAGTGGTCAGAAGGGACGCCAGAAGCCTATGAGCAGACGCTTGGAACGGATCGCGATGAGGCTGTTCAGGTACTTTACGATCTTCAGGTGACACAGATGATCCGATCCAATCACACGGATCGGCTTTACACGCAGATTATGCGTAAGATTCCGTCATTCTTATCATTGCCAGAACTTAGGTTCGAGAAGTTTATGCAGCTCGACGAGTTAGGTATTACCTTCCACAAAAAGCCTTATAACATCGCTCCTAACTGGATCGCAGTCCATGGAGATCATACCCCTATCAAGTCACAGGGAGGCTTATCCGCCCTAGAAGCGGCTCGTAGGCATGGGAAATCAGTCATCTCAGGACATACTCACAGGGCAGGCAGATCGTCCTTCTCAGAGGCCTCTGGAGGCCGTATAGGGCGTGTTCTGCATGGCGTAGAAGTAGGCAATCTTATGGATTTTAGCAAGGCCAGTTACACAAAGGGATCGGCTAACTGGCAACAGGCATTCGCCATCATGTACGTCGATGGCAAGAATGTGCAGGTTGATATTATCTACATCGAGAAGGACGCCAAGCCCAAGCCTTTTTAGATGATGCGATCTTGCCGTCGAAGATGATGTAACTGATTCTCTTATTGCCAGACTTTGCAAGGAGTCGAATCTGATCGACCAGGTCAGGCATGACATCGGGCTTCCTGCCTTTGCCTGCAAGGTCGCGGTCAACATCGATGGCACGAACCCATCCCTGTGCATCTGGATTATGATCAGACTTGCGCGCAGCGTGTCTTGTATCGCCGATCCAGCCGTCCGAAGTTCGATCTCGACCGGGGAATGCATCATCGATCTGTTCACGAAGCTGAATTGCGGATTTGCTCAAACGCGGCTTCACAGGTTG